TGAGGCGTGTCGGGCAGTTGTTCAGAAAATTCTTTTTCAAACAACTCAGCTTCATAACGCTCCATGATCTGCGCATTTTGATCCTCTTCAAACATTTCTCGCTTTTCCGCGGGTAAATGTGTGGGTAAACGGTAATCAGCCGGTTTGAAATCATACGGTTGCCACTCCTCTTCATCGAACTCCTCGGTCTCGTCAATATGCAGCCAAAAATCAGGTCGATCCTGGTAAGCCTCTTCGTCATAGCGCAAGCGTGCACCTGATCTTTGATTGTCATCAGGGTCAATGAAGTGTTCCAACAAATCTTCGGGGTAAAAATGCTTGACAAAGTCCCAATTTTGTAACTTAGCGGGTGGACCACTAAGAACCATGGCCATGCTAGGCGGCATAGGTTGCGTGACAGAAAAGATATTGACCATATGTTTTTGACTCCACTCGACTGGTTTCCCGGGCTCGTAACGCTCTCGATAGTACCGCAATTCACGGAACACTGCATTCGCTTCTTCGTACGCTTCACTCCGTCCATTGTTTCTCCATTTGTAAACGAACAGGATATGCTGAGACCTTGTCATAGCAGTGTATATCAAGCGATGGTCTGCCATCCTCAAAACTGCTTCGTCAACCTCAATGATAGCAAAAGGGAACTCCAACCCAACGGACCCAGCATAGGTATTATTGTCTCCTCCACGTAATTGATCGGCCCATACTGTGCCTACATGTGCAGCGTAGAATTCTCCCCTTTCTTCCCAAAGTCGGATGATGACATCAGGCGCTACATTTGGGAAGTACTGGAAAATATCTTCAGCGGTGATCGGCATGACATTAGAAAAGTGCATCGAAGTCCATTTGCGTGAAAAGGTAGGTATGCCAAAGAAGTTCGCGGCAGCAGTGGGTCGCCACGTACCTACGAGATAGTACTTGCAATATTTCATGTAGTACTCGAGCTCGCCGAGCAAATCGGTCCGATTCAACAAACAATCGGAGTTAGGTTCATGCCATGTACTTTGCCAAGGGTCTCCCAGGAAAATGTGGAAACGACAATCGGGGTTCAGAATGTGAAACAGAGCCATATAACCCTTAGGGAATCGATTTTCATCGGTAACTATCAGGTTAGCTCCTGCATACTTGGCCAACGCTTTCTCAAAAGTCGTGACCATCATGCCAGGCATTTTACGCCCGTTGACCACACGCAAGGCATCCAAACCATCTCGCCACATCTGTGCTAACGCGTTCGTTGGTTCAATAACAGTGAAGTCCCCAAGTACTCTGAAAGGTTTCAGCTCCCTTTTCAATCTCGACGATTTCCTACATCCGGGTTGTCCTGCAATAACTGCCATGAACTTCTTCATGGTTGCGGGAGTATCCGTGGATGCAGACCATTCTTTTAGTTGATCCATATTGATTGGCTGAGACAATAGTCCAGTGGTTCCTGCTTCCAACGCACGTGCGTACTCAGCAGCTCGTTCTCTTTCGGGTTGCCATTCTACCCAATGCAACGCGGGCCATTTACCCAGATTTTGAATCAAACGCTGCTGACTGGCTGTTCCCAGTCGTGGCGGCGTAAGCGGTTTGACAATAGCCAAACCCGGTGGTTTTGATATACAGACAATGTGCGTCCCGTCCCATTTTAGGAGCACTTTGTGATTCGGGTCTCGAACTCCATAACTCTCAGTGATCAATCCGTGATCGTCAACGATGTCTACTCGAACTCCATAATGTAACGCAACTGGCCAGATAGCTTTGTGAGCTAAGAAGTTGTGAGCGTGTAACTCGCTACGAGGGAAGAAAGACAACATCTGAAAGAACACCTCAGATGTGGTCTTCCCTAACCCTTGCGCTAACGCTACAAGAAGACAGTCCTCTGCAGGGTACT